CGTGGACGCCATGATTGCACCCTGCCAAAGCGGGGTACTGAGGACGAGCCAGACCTGCGCCCAGAAGTCAGGATTTTTCTCAGGCATCTTGGACATCCGACTGTCCTCCCCCTCGGGGAGTGAATACATCCGGCGTCCGCTGCACTCCCAGCTCGGGGCAATGGGTGTGGGGAGCCGAAAACTAAAAAGCCCCTGCGAATGCAGAGGCCCTGAATAGGTGCGCTCGTCTTTCCGAGCTGTCAGCCAAAGACCATCCCAGCGTCGACGCCCCTTTGCATCGATCTCGCTGTTCCTGTCTCGCGCCACCCCAACGCATGGTTGGAGCAAGGGTGCACGGGATGCCGGCGTTGATTCCGTACGTCGCACTATCCGGCTATCGACGTCCAGGCCTTCCCGAGGGCTGTCCTGGCTACAGGTAAATTCGAGGCAATAAAAAACCCGGCACGGTGGCCGGGTTTAGTGTTTCGAGAGTAAGTTGCCGGAGGCAAAACTCTAACAGTGGCGAAATCATGCCATGAGCCGCACGGGAACGCAATAGGCCCTCAAGCGGCCTCGCGCATTTCGTAAATCACGGCGGCAACCGGGCTCAAAGCGCGGCGATCCAAATCCTCGCAGCACTCGAAAATCAGCTGGATTACACCGCCCCAATCCCGCTCCCAGTTGCACGATTCCAGCCGCACCTCGTATACCTGCCACATCCACGCCCGAAACTTCTCGGCGTTGGCCAGCGGGTCCTCGTTGGACGATTGACCGCCTTGGTGCATGTACCGGTACCGGCGCATGATCCCCTTCACCACGTATTCCAGCTTCTCCCGCTTCGCCGCCGTCATGCGCGGCGATCGAGTTTGCGCCAGCAGGAAAACAACCTCTTCCGCCGCCTCGCGGATATCGTCGCTCTGCTCGGCTGCGTACATGAAGTCACCGAACACGCGGATCTGAGGGTGCAGGCGCTCGATCGCTGATTGGATGTGCCCAGCAAGTGCGCCGTGCACAGCATGATTTGCCGTTGGCCCACGTTCAGTGTTTTGCACCACCACGCCGAGCTGGACGACGTCGGAGGTCTGGCCGGGGGCCGGGTTGTATTTGCAGTCATGCCAAGCCTGGCGCGCTGAGTTGATTTTCATGCTGCCTGCCCCTTCTTCAGTTCGCGGGTCTTGGCCCGGTATTCGGCGGTGATCGCCTTGAGTTCGTCTACGGTGTGCTTTCGCGGTTCGTGGTCGGATTCAAGCGCCTCGACAGCCTCCAAGCCGATGCGGGCGATCAGCCCAACGCGGAAAGCTTGAGAAACCGTCGATCCCTTGTGGGCGTACTTGGACGAGCCGGCATTGCAGCTTTTGCACTGCAACCAGATATTGCTCGGCACCAGCCGTAACTCCGGCCGGGCGCCCTTGCCGAGGAAGTGACCTGCATCGAATGCACCGCCAGTCTTCCAACCCTGGGCGGCCAGGATCTCTTCTTGGCTAAGGCCGCAGCTCATACAGCCGCTGCCGATGCTCAGCTCATAGGTGCGCCGATAGTCGCGCACTGCTTTCTCGGCATCCTTGAGGTGATCGCCGCGACTTTTCAGGGCCTCTTTGCGGACCTTGATCTCGCGGCGTTCGCGCTGGGCGAACGACTTGCGCTGCTTCTCCTGTCGCTGGCGGATGATCGCTACTGCACAGTCAGGTGAACACCAGGTTTGAAATGGCTGCGCAGGGACGAATGTGGCCCGGCATCCGGAGACTCGGCATTTCTTCGGGCGGGACCGCTTCACAGTGAGGCTCATAATGCTTTCCTTGCTGCTCGCTCTACTTCTTCCTTGCGGGCTTTGCGCTTGCGTTCGAATTCTGCGAGCGATTGCTTGCGGCGGCGCTCGATGAAATGCCCAGCAATCACCCCGACGACCAAGGAGAGGAAAATCACAATCCAGAATTGCTCTGCTGGCGTCATCAATACCGCCCTCCCCACTTGTCCTGCTCGGTCCAGCGCACGTCATGTTCTGCGCCGAAGGCATGCATCAGCTCGAACAGATCGCTGAACCACTTCTGCGACTGCTTGCGGGTCGATACGGCCATCACCACGAAGCCACCGTCGAGGCCTGGCTCTGCACGCTGCTTCTCCAGCGAGGCACTGAAGAGGCACTTCCAGTCTTCACTGGTCAGCTTTTTACCGTGCCAGATCACTTGCTCGGATACGTCCTTGAGCATTGCCCACATCTTGCGGTTGCAGACGTCAGGGCGCTTCTCGTCCTTGATGACCACGATCTTGGGTTTGGTGAAGTCGGTTGCATGCAGGACGCCCATGAGGCGGCTGATGTCGCGCTGGCTGCGGATTGCGAACTCGGTGCTCATGACTGCTCTCCCTTGCCCAGGGCTGAAAGGATGTCGTGCAGATAACCGGTCGCCACACTTGGCTGCTTCCCTGCGGAATCACACAGCTTCTGAACGAAATCTGTAGCGCTCTGCAGGAGTTCGGCATCCTTGCGCAGCGTCTCGTTCTCGGCCCTGAGCCGGTCGCGCTCGCTGGAAACATCAATCAACTTGGCTGCATTGCAATCGCATTGGCCTCGCCATTCGCCGACCATGTCATGCACGTCACCGGTATCTCCGCAATTCCAGCAGGACGGCCCGTGCTTCCAAACCTCAAGCTCTTGCGCAAGGTCACGCTCGGTTGTGCTCCGCAAGGTCTTCAGCCGTTCGTTCTCCGCCAGCAGCTCCAGCGCCACCTCCTCCACGGTCTTCTCCCCGAGGAATTCCTGCAGCGCCTCGGTGTTGCGCTTCCAGTCTGCGCAGTCGGCACGGAATGACGCGGCTTCGGCCCACAGCAGCTTCTGGAGTTTTTCTTTGTCGATGGTCATGTCAAAAACCCTCCTTGCCGCGTTGCGATTCCCAATCGAACGGGACCACGATCATTCCGCCCTCGCGCAAACGGTCGACGCAGCGATCACCCATGGCGGCCGGCAACTGGCTGGCTTCGAGGTTGGAGATCACCACCGTGGGGCGCTCCTGCTCGTACCGGCCATTGATGATTGCGAACAGGGTCGTCAGCTCGAAGTCGCTCGGCTGCTCCTTGCTCACGCCTACCTCGTCCAGCACCAGCAGATCGGGATCGATCAGGCTCGACAGAATCTCCGCCTCGCTGCGTTCGCTGTGCTTGTCGTACGTGGAGCGGATCGCCTGAAGGATTGCGCCGACAGTGCGGTACACGGCAGTGCGCGACGTGTTGTGCAGCAGCTCGTTGGCCATGCCGGCGCCGAGGTGCGTCTTCCCGGTACCGGGCTTGCCGATCAGTACCATGCAGCGACCGGTCTTCAGGATCTCGTCAAAGATCTGCACATAGTGCTGGCAGAACCGGAGGGCTTTGCGCTGGCCGTCGTTCTCGGCCTGGTAGTTGCCCAGGGTGCGAGTGGTAAAGCGTTTCGGGATCAGCGCATCGCCCAGCTTGCGAGCAAGAGACATGCGCAGCTCCATCGCCTTGTTGGCTTGCTCGGCGGCTTCGGACTTCTCGCGGGAGATACGAGTGCACTCAGGGCAGTTGCTTTTCAGCTCCCGACCCAGCACAGGAAAGACCCGCTGCTCGTAGGCGCCGTGGGTTTCGCACTCGGCTGGCTGAATGCGGGTGCCCGGTGGCAGCTCTGGAGTGGCTTGGACTGGCTCAGAGCGCATAGCTGCCGTCCTCCCGCATTTTCAGGCCTGAGGTGTAATCGCGATCAGCGAAGCCGGTGTGGCGGGATTGCGGGAACGGGTGCACGTTGCTGGCAACCTTGTCCGGGAAGATGCCGGTCCAGCCGTTGGAGATCGAAGTGGCAAGCACCTGATCCGGCGCGGCGTGACCCAGCAACGCCTTGGCCTGTTGCTCGCAGCTCTTGGCGGTCAGCGGCTTGCGGATTTCCTTGCGGTGTTGGCACCAGTCGGCCCACGCGTTTTCGGACACGTTCTCGGGCTTGGCTGTGAGGGGATCGAATTTGCCAGACTTCGTGGGTGCGCCAGCACCATGCTTTTGATCTTGCTCTTTCTTCTCTTCTCTTCTCTTCTCTTCTCTGGTCCGCGTTTTGTCCGCATCGCTTGCGGACACATTGCGGACAGAGTTGTTCTTGCGGTCGTTACGCTTGCGCTCGCTGTCGTTGGCCCGGCGCTTTGCACTGGCGCCGTTGTGCTCGTCAAAGCGAGGCATTACAAGGCTTCCATCGTCCTGCACGGACGCCCACTCCACTTCGATCATGGCCTGAGTGAAACCTGGCCAGCCCACCACGGCATCCATCGCATCGACACTGTAACCGTGCAGTACGCCGTCGTCGGAATGGGTGTCGAAGATGCTCCACGCAATGTGCAGTCCGCCAATGATCCGAAGTCTGTCCGCTTTCAATGCGGACACCATGCGGAAAACTTTCGGATGTGTCTGAAGGTCGATTCGCATTTTGATCCAGTCCCCGGCCATTACGCGGCCCTCAGTGCTTTGTCATGGGTGAACAGCCCGTCCCAGGTCTTCTTCATTGGCAGATCGCCGGCCAGATACAGGTCGTACAGGCGCACGGCGCCCTTTTTGAGCAGGACTGGCGTGAAGGAAACGAACGGCTCTTTGCCGTGGGGAGTGACTTCGTGCTGATGCTCGGTCATGTATTTGTCGCGGGCGTAAGACGCCACGCGGAAGCGCAGGCCAGATTTGCTCTCGTTGTAGAGCCAGTTGCGGCCTTCGAGGAACTTGCCCACCTGCATGACGTTGACCCCATTGAGGCCCTTGCAGAATTGGGTGTGCGTCATCCCTTCCTTGAACAGGTTTTCCATGGAGTGGATTTTCGAGGCTTGGGCTTCGACTTGGATTGTCAGTTGCAGGCGCTGCTGCTCAGCTTCGAACGCGATCTGGATAAGATCCATGCGGGAGAGTTCGCGTGGTTGAGCGATCTGCCCTTCCAGCTCCTGCCAGCGGTCCACCAGCGCGGCGGTGAACTCCGGGCTGAGCTGGGCAACCACGACGAAGCTGTCGCGCTTGCAGACCTGATAAACGCTGACGCTCTGGCCGAGGTGGTTTCTAACTTCCCCCATTGGGGGAAGTTGAATGGTGCCGCGTTCGGCCAGTCGCTCGATGGATTGTTTGACTTTGTCGTGACGCGAACCTACCAGCTCCGCAATCTCTTGCGACGACATAGAGGTACGCGACACGTTTTCAGAATTTGAAAAACGTGTCGCGACATTGTTGGGGGTATTGATAAGTGGCGTGGTTTGCATATAATCCTTCCCACAGCGTGTTTTAAGAGAGCCGGGTCACTACCCCGGCTTTTTTTCGTCCCGAATTTGGCAGAGGCCCTCTGGATTACCCCGAAGAGTCCCTGCCAGAGGCCCTCATTGGGGTCACCAGTTGAAGGACTGGCGCCTTCTTCCTCCCCACCTCGGAAAGCGCCCCACTCGCGATGGCGGTTTCCGTCATTTCGTTGATCGCACGGCTGAAGCTCCAGCCGTTTACGCGCATCAGTTCCTCCACTCGCTGTCGAGTACGCGGAGGCAGCCTTTCAAGCTCTACGGTCATTTGGCCCTCCAAAGGGGCTTCAGCCCGCGATATCTTCTTGTTTGTCCTGCATGAGTTCCTCGATCACGCCATTGGCCACGGCCCACTCGATGATTTCGTAGAGGTAGGTGGCGTGCTGCATACGGGTTTTGGTCGCGGCCTTACGCAGAATCCGATCAAGCACTGGTTCGAATCGAACCTTCACCGGGATGGCGCGCTTTTGATTGGGGTCCATGTACATGCTTCGATGCTCCTGGCTGTTGAAATTGGTTATGCAGCTGAAAGTGCTTGGCTGGGGGCAGACTGGATCTGCGCCCAAGGAAAAGATGGGCAGAGGTCGGCGCGATCAACTGCGCCTCCGGTCAATGCCTCGATTTCGATCGCGCGCTTGGCAGGAACGGCGCGCTCTCCGGAACACCACTGGTTAACTGTTGGCGCAGCAACCCGCAGGCGGCGCGCCATTTCCGCTTGGCTGCCGAGCAAGCGGGATGCTTCTTTGGCTGCTTCTGCTGGTTTCATGAGTTCTCTCCTGGAGATGTTGCGGTGAATATAAGGCATTACCTTATCTCAAACAAGCCATTGCCTAACCAACTCTTCGAAAGGCTAAATTAGGCAATGCTTACCGGCCCAGAATTAGGCGCCGCCATCGAGGCCGCGCGGATCGCCAAAGGCGTATCCAAGAAACAGCTCGCAGACGACTTCTCCGTGAAGCCTCCGTCGGTACAGGGGTGGGTGAAAAACGGCAGGATCGACAAGTCCAAACTCATGGACGTGATCGCATATTTTTCAGACGTAGTTGGCCCTTCCCACTGGGGAATGCGGCCAGGCTTCACGTATGAAAGCCTCGGCGAAGGATCGGGAAATGGGCTTGTTGTCGAAGAGCCCGAAACAGGATCGACTGCTGCCGATAAGTTTCGCGCGATGCTGGCCGGCAAAAGGCTCGACGAAGGTAAGTTGACGAGGTTGCTCGCGATCGCCGAGAACGACGCGCTTGAAGAATCAGCCGGCGCCCTGGTGCAGGACGCTTATCGGCCCGGCAAGGTCGGCGATGAGGTGTGGATTGCCCACTACGACATTCGTGGGGCGATGGGCGGCGGCGAGGTCAACCACGACTACCCCGAGCTGCTACAGGATGTGCGCGTCAGCCCTTCCCAGCTGCGCGCAATGGGTGTCGAGTTCAAAGAGCACTTCCACCTGAAAATGATCACCGGTTGGGGCCAGTCGATGGCGCCTACGATCAAGCACGGCGACCCGCTGCTCGTGGACATCAGCATCAAGGACTTCATCGGTGACGGGATCTACTTCTTCTCCTATCAGGGCTTTCAGTACATAAAGCGCCTGCAGATGAAGGGGAAGGACAAATTCAAGATGATTTCTGACAACCGCAAGCACAAATCAGAGGACATCTGGCTTGAGGAGACGTACATTCAGGCGCGTGTTCTGCTGGTTTGGAATGCGAACTTGGTATAGCGCCCGATCATGCAAAAGCCCGCCAAATGAGCGGGCTTTTTTGTGTCTTTTAGAAAGGCGCCTCTTCCATTGCAGGCTCTTCTTCTACCGGCACCATCCGTTCCTCTTCTGATGAGGGCTCCCAGCGCAGCGTGACAGAGTCGTCTTCATTGTGACGCGTCATAGCGATGCCGTCGGCTTCAGATAATGCGCCCAGTATTTCCGACCACTCCCTCTCCCCGTCCGTCTCAAGCCGATGGATCCGCACTTCGCGCCGCTCTTGGGCGATCGGGTGATTGATCATCGACGACACGCGCAGCTGAAGCCGCTCCATCGAGTGCATCGGTCGAATTCCTGACTCTTTCTTATTGCTTTGCTGCGCCATAAAAAACTCCTCAACAATGCTGTATATCCATACAGGTTAGGCGAAGCTTAACGG